CGAGAGTCGCGTATCCGTTGGTTATTGCCACTAGATTTCCTCTTCTTCGGTTTCAATTGAATTGCTCGTTCTAGCTTAGGCAGAGCCATTGCCGTTTCTTTGCGCTTTAATCTCGCCATAAATTGTGGTGTTCTTCCTTTAGCCAAAAAGACTTTGAATGTGGAAGCACTGCTGCGGTGTTGACATAAATTGGAAAGCCAAGTGACCTAATACGGCGAGAGAAGAGCAAGTCCTCGCCAATCCATTGCCCGTTGATAGGCCCATCCCAAAACCAACACCAATCTTTGCCTTGATTCGGGTCGGCTGCTTCTCGTATTGCCTCAAGAACGCTTCTATGTATTAGCAGACAACCGGTGCCTGCGGCATCTATCTCAAAGACAGAGTTCTTGTCATATTTGTAGAGTGGCAAGAATCCTTCAGGTGTATCTTGAAAAATTGCGGGAACAGGCTTTGGATAGGGTTTGCCTATAACACTGAAGCCTGCAAAGACTAGACCTGCGACAACAGGGCGTTCTTTGTCGTGCGCTGTTTCGCATAGTTGATCAAAAGTAAGAACATCAAGCTGCTCATCGGAATCAATCATCAAGAGCCAATCAGACTCAGTCATCTCCAAGAAGTGCTTGACCACGCGATTGCGCTGTTTGGAAAGTAAGCCTGACCCTTTTATTCTAACAAATGGGCCGAGCCTTGATGCTCTTGCGGAAGCTAGTTGAATAAGATGATATGCAAAGTTTCCATTCACCATTCCAGGGTCGCAAGACCCGATTGAAACTGTGTGACCTGTTTTCATTGATTCCCCCGAATCATTTAGAAGTGTAAGAGTGTCCAAGTCGGGGGCCTTGAACACTCTTACACAATTTAGTTTCCTTCTATTGATTAGAAGGATGGTGTAGTTAAACCAGTTCCTGAGATGATTGTGTTGGCTGTTGGGTAACGACCAGCAGAGAATGCTGCGTAACCATAGACAACAGTTTTGATTGTGAGGTTTCCTGCACCTGTTGCATCATAGCGAAGGGTGAATGGAGAACCTGCTTGCTCCCAAAGGTGACATTCACCTGCGGTAACAACATAGATTTCATCTTGGTTTGTGCTTGAGCCATAGGTTGTGAGAATGCTGGCATCGGTAATGATAGGCAAGCCCATCATCTGATAACCAGAGTTTCCATAAATGGCTGCGCCTGCGCCTGTTGCAACTGCGTTTGTTGGGCCATTAGCAGCAGGAACAACAAGTGGTCTGTTCGAGCCGTCAATGCCTGCAAGCAAGAATGCTAGACGGCGTGGGTGCATTAGGAAGTGAGTTGGTTGCACAAATGAGTTTGTCTGAATTTTCTGAACAGCATCAGCAAGTTTTGGATACAGAAGGGCAACTGTTGGTGCAGTAGTTGTGAAAGTGACAGTGTTGCCACTTGCATTGCGTAGTCCTTCAATTGTTCCTGCGGTTCCTGCGCCATTAATGATTTGATTGTCAAGTGTGGTGTGCCAAGAACGGATAAGGTCTTGAGCAACGAACGCATCAATTCCTGTTCCTCTTTCGATCGCCTGTCTGGATAAATCCTGTTGTCCGGCTATCGTTCTGACATTTATTGTAAGTAGTGTATCGTCAACATCGGTTTCGCTAACTGCATCGTTCTGTGTTACCTGAACAGCAGTGCTTGATCCTGTGGTCATTCTTGAGATATTCAAGGTCATTCCAGCAGGTGGCAATGTGTGCTTAGCTGTTGCAAAGTCTGCGAACGGGCGACCTGCGCGAGCAAGTGGCGCTGCAAACTCTGTGAGATACTGTGGAATTACAAGTCCCTCAAACTGTGCTGTTCCAACATCGCGGCGCTCGATTGACTCTTCGCGCTGATGGCGAGCAAGTCTTTCTTGAGCTGCGTAGTCAGATTTGAATTGTGCGTTGTAAGCATCCTTGAAGAAAGAAGAATCTGACTCAGGTGCGTATGTGCGAACTTCTTTTGTTACCTTGAAACCGCCGACCTTTGGGGTTGCGATTTCTGCTACTGCCTCACGAGCCTCAGAAGCCTTGCGGTCTGCTATTGCTTGCGCGGAGAGCTTTTCAATTTTCTCGTCAAGAGAACGGGATTCAGATACGAGAGCATCAACCTTGGTTGTTTCCTCTGCGGTGAGATCAGTGCGATTCTCTGAAGCTACTGCCTCAAGAACTGCATCCATCTCAGCCTTCACTGCATCACGGCGCTCGACTACTTTGTCAAGATATGACATTGTGTTTTTGCTCCTTATGATTGGTTTTTAGAGGTGGTGGCCAAGAAACTTGCGGCGCTTCTAGGGTGCAAGGTTGGCTCCGACTTCAATCTGCTCTTGTGAGCAGAAACTTATTTTCTTGAACTGATAATTGCTTGGGCGAGGCGCAGGGAAATCTTGCGACCTGCTTCTTCACTTGGTTCAGGTAGTGGGTCAATGGCGCGAAGCTCTGATGCCTTATGACCGACAAGGGTGTCGGTTGCAACATAGCCATCACGGAGTTCTCGATAGAGGCGAATTAAGACCGCAGGATCGCCTTCTTCTGCCGTAATTGTGAAACTTGAGCCAGGAACATTGATACTTCCTTCTCTCTCCACGCGCACAATCTTGCCGCGAGCAGTTCCACCCGATGAATCCCATTCGACAAAATCGCCGACAACATCAACGGCGCGCTTCTTGTCATCTTCGTCTTCATCCATTTCATAGTCCTCACCATATTGGCGGTCATTCATTAAGGTATCAAAAACTCCAAGAGCCTTCATAATGTATTCGACTGCACATCTAGTCGCAGTTTAGCACCCCACGGGGTTTTTGTTTTAGTTTGGGGAGAAATAAAAAAATGAGCCACGCAAAACCAACAGAACTCAAAAGAGCTTTGGGCAATCCAGGCAAGCGAAAACTACCTGACAAAAAGAATTTAATTATGCTCCCACAAATATCAGGCGAAGCGCCAACACATTTGAGCAAAGTCCAAAAGCATAAATGGTCAGAGATGCGCAGGCTCGCACCTTGGATTGCTGTGACCGATGAACACCTGCTCACCTCCTTGGTTGAGAAAATGGCAAGGCAAAAAGAAATCGCCAAGCAACTGAAGAAAAGCCAATTTGTTCTTTATACTGACAAGGGCTATGCCTACGCCAACCCTTTGTTTGGGATGCTCTCAACAATTGAAACAGAGATTTTCAAACTGCTTTGCCAACTAGGACTCACTCCTGTTGACCGAAGCAAAATGGGGGTTGCGGAAGTGAAAGCTCGAACTAAACTTGAAGAGCTAATTTCGCAAAATCATAATGTCGCAAAGTAGTTGGCCACCGCGTTGGCTAACGCCCGTGCCACAGTCAGAACAAGACTTGGGCGATGGCGCTATCTACGCCAAATTCGCAGAGGCCGTCTGTCGAGTCACGAAAGATTCCGTTGCTTCTCCTGCCGGAAAACTTCTGCTCTTGAGAGATTGGCAAAAGGAACTTCTAAGTCATTCACTTGCCCGCCGAGAAGATGGGCGCTTCCGTCATAGGACAGCGATTATTGGAATGGGCCGCAAGAACGGCAAGAGCGCACTTGCAGCTTCAATGGGTCTTGCAGGTCTGACTCTTGGTGGCAATGGCTCTGAGATTTATTCTTGCGCAGCAGATAGAGATCAAGCACGAATCGTCTTTGGAACTGCTAAGCGAATGATTGAACTAGATGAAGAACTTTCATCAATGTTTACTCTCTACCGCGATGCAATAGAGTTCAAAGAGAAGGCGAGCGTTTATCGTGTCCTCTCTGCCGAGGCTTACACAAAAGAAGGACTCAACCCTTCACCGCTTGTTATCTTTGACGAAGTCCACGCGCAACCATCGTGGGATTTATGGAACACGCTATCCCTTGCCGGTGGCGCTCGTGCGGATTCTTTACTCTTCGGCATTACAACTGCGGGAATTAAAAGTGACTCGCAAGGTCAAGACTCGCTCTGCTACTCGCTCTATCAATACGGGCAACAATTAGTTAAAGCCGAAAAGGTTGACCCATCATTCTTCTTTGCTTGGTGGGAGCCGACAGCAGCCGATGCCGACCATAGAAAACCTGAAGTGTGGGCAGAGGCAAATCCTGGTCTTGGCGATATTGTTGACATTCAAGATTTTGAGTCGGCAGTATTGCGAACACCTGAAGCAGAGTTTCGCACCAAAAGATGCAACACATTTGTAAGCACCACAACCGCTTGGCTTCCGCAAGGATCGTGGGAAGCTCTTATCTATGAAGGCAGACCACATATTCCTGGCGAAGATGTAGTCCTTGCCTTTGATGGTTCTTTCTCAAATGACTCAACTGCTTTAATCGCTTGGTATCTTGGTGGAGAGCGACCACATTGCGCAGTCATTGGATTATGGGAGAAGCCTGATAATGCAGAACAAGGTTGGTTCGTTCCTGTCGCAGAAGTCGAACAAGCCATTATCTCTACTGCACGAAATAACAGAATCAGTGTGCGAGAAATTGTTTTCGACCCCGCAAGATGGAACCGAACATTTATGGTTCTTGACGAAGAGGGATTGCCTGTTTTGGCTTACCCCAACTCAGCAGAGCGAATGGTTCCTGCCACAGCTAAATTTTACGAAGGTGTCATCAACCAATCATTCACTCACGATGGCAATGAGGGTCTTGCAAGACACATCGCAAACTGTGTCACAAAACAATCAAGCCGAGGTGTGATGGTGGCCAAGGCATCTGCAAGGCGCAAGGTCGATGCCGCAGTTGCGGCAATCTTTGGCTATGACAGAGCAACGCAACCGCCACCGCCGAAGCCACCTGTGGCTCAATTCTTTTCGATACAAGTCTGAGAGGCAATATGAAGAAACTTGATTTGTCAATGCTTGTTGGTGTCGGTGGGTTAGCTATTGCCACGACAGGTCTTGCAATGTTCTCAGTTCCTCTCGCTCTTGTCTGCTTGGGGTCATTTCTAGTTTGGATAACAGAGAAGGCTAACTGATGGGAATATCAAAGCGCATTCGCATTGCAGGGGATAGAAGGTCGAACAATTCGCAATATGTAGAACCAATCATCCCTGGTCGCCCTGCCTTTATGACTCCTTCAGGAGTTGATGTCACAGCCGATTCTGCAATTCGGATGTCAACAGTTTATGCCTGTGTGCGCCTACTTGGTGACACGATTTCATCCTTGCCTCTTGGCGCTTATATTCGCAGAGGTCGCAATCGCATCTCATACGCTGCTGCATACGGATCACAACCTGCTTGGATAAACAGACCGAATCCTGAAAGCTCACGCCTTGAGTTCTTTGAGCAAGTCCTTGCTTCTCTTAACTTACACGGCAACGCCTTTATCTTGACAGTGCGCGATGAGAACGATGAAGTTTTTGAGCTGTATTGCTTGAACCCTGATGAGGTTCGCATTCGCAGACTTGCTCCAAATGAACCTTTGGTTTATGAAATAACAATCCGCGAACAAGGAATGGTCAGAACAGAAATTCTGACAAACAGAGAGATTCTGCACATCCCAATGTTCCGTCTGCCAGGTTCGCATTATGGCCTTGGCCCTGTCGCAGCCGCCCGCCTAACTATCGGCGCAGCGATGGCAGCCGACACTTACGCTGCTGCCTACTTTGGCAATGCAGCCAATCCTGGTGGAGTCATCGAAGTTCCTGGTGAACTAACACAAGAGCAGGCGCAAGACATTGGCCGTGATTGGAACATCACTCACACAGGGCCTTATCGTGCAGGCAAGATTGGCATTCTCTCAGGTGGTGCAGCTTTCAAACCTTTGACACTTAATGCCGCCGATGCGCAACTTTTAGAGGCAAGAAGATTTAATGTTGAGGACATCGCACGAATCTTCCGTTGTCCAATAAGCCTCTTGGGTCATCCAGTTGCAGGGGCAATGTCCTTCGCATCTGTTGAAGCTCAAAATCTTTCATTTGTTCAACACAGTCTGCGCCCATTACTTGAGCGACTAGAGCAAGCTCTCTCACCTTTGTTGCCTGAACCTGATGGTTTCATCAAGTTCAATCTTGATGCTCTCCTTCGTGGAACTACACTTGAGCGTTTCGATGCTTACACAAAGGGCCTCCGTGAAGGCTTCTTATCATTAAACGATGTCAGAGCAGTTGAAGATTTATCTCCAATAGGCGAGGCAGGCGATCAGTTCCGCGTTCCATTGCAGAACATTGATGCAGCCGATGCCAAGGATGTTGGCCTGAATCTACGCGCCGATATTGTGAGCAAGTTGGTTCAGGTTGGCTTCGACCCTGAAGAAGTCTTGAAGGCGGTTGAGATGGTTCCTATCGCACACACAGGCGTTCCAAGTTCTCAGCTCCAACCTATCTCTCAAATTGACCCTGGTGATCCTGCTGCTGCATACGATGTCAGAGATGCTCGCAACCAAGGAACAACAATCAATGTTCCTGAACCTGTCGTCAATGTTGCTGCTCCAAATGTCAACATCGAACCTGCAATGGTGATGCTTGAGTCACCTGAGATTCGAGTTGAATCGCCAACTGTCAATGTTGCCTCGCCAACTGTTGAGGTCACAAATCAAATTGACCGGCGCAAGGTTAGAAAGAAAGTCATCCGCGATGGCGAAGGAAGAATCTCAGAAGTCATTGAAGAGTTCATTGAGGGGGATGAATAATGGCAACAGGTCTTAGCTCTTATCTAGCAAACAAATTCCTTGATGCCGTTGCAAATGCCGTGTCTTATTCGGCTGCGAATGTGTATATCAAACTTCACACGGGCGAGCCAGGAGCGAATGCAACTGCCAATGCTGCGACTGAAACAACTCGTCAAGAAGCAACTTTCTCATCTGCCTCGGCAGGTGCGATTGCATCTGATGCCGACATCACTTGGACAAACATTGCGGGTTCTCAAGATGCTACTCATTTTTCTGCTTGGGATAATGTGTCTGCTGGTAATTTCTTATTTAGTGGCACTATCACTGGCAATGCTTATGTTGCAGGTGATACTTACACAATCTCAAGCGGTGCTTTAACCGCCTCATTGACTTTGGCTTCATAAGATGGCAGCTCAATTCCTTCTTAATTTTGGAATACTAGACACAGACCTTCTTGGCCCTGTCATTATAGTTTCGGCTGATTCAGACCTTGGTGGAATCTCATCAAGTGGAAGTTCATTAGTAACGCATCTCGTTACTATGGAATCAAACCTTGGTGGCCTCTCTGCTAATGCAAACACACAACCTGAGTCAGAGAGCGTTCCCGAATCAAGTTACGGCTTCGTTCAACCTAATTTTCCAATTCCTATCCCACCTCAAGAAGTGCCAATCTCCACAATTCTTGCGCAAGCAGTGGCAAGCCTCGGCGCAGTCACCGCAAGTGCGATGTCGGAGATTGCCTTCTCCATTGTAGAAGATGATTCAGAAGTTCTGCTTCTAATTTAGGAACCTATGCCATATCTAATTTCTGACAAGCAAAGCGATTGCCAAGGATGGGCGACAGTCAAGCAAGAGCCTGATGGCTCTTACACGACAATCGGTTGCCACGATTCCAAGGAAGATGCCATTGAACAAATGGTCGCAGTCAGTATTTCAGAAGGCATTGAGCCTGGTGGAGAAGTTCGTCAAGTAGATTTGACAGTTCCCGCATTCATTCGCGCAAACGCAGAGCGCGGTTTGAAGTTAGTTCGAGAAGGTTTTGGGGGAGATGGTCTGACCGACACTGCAAAGCGCGAAGCGCGAGAGATGGCAGCAGGTCGGATTTCGGAAAACAAAGTTCGCAAGATGGCACCTTGGTTTGCTCGTCATAAAGTTGACGGCCAAGCGCCAAAGAACAAAGACTCATCCGATCCTCAATATCCAGGCGCAGGTCTAGTGGCTTGGCTAATTTGGGGCGGAGATTCCAACTTCAGTGATAGAGCGCAAAATTGGGCGCAACGCAAGATTGATGCCCTCAATGCAGAAGCCGATTCAAGGAGCAAAATGGCAAAGAAAATTGAACGCCGCACTTATAGTGTGAAAGATGTAGAAGCGCGAGCAGATGATTCAGGGATGCGCCTCGCAGGATATGCAGCAGTCTTTGGTGACTCAAGCGTTCCTCTTCCCTTCAAGGAAAGCATTGCTGCGGGCGCTTTTAGAAAGACCTTGAGCGAAACTCCTGATGTGAGAATGTTAATCAATCACGAAGGTTTGCCAGTAGCTCGCACAAAGAACGACACCCTAAAACTTTATGAAGATGACCGAGGATTGCGCTTTGAAGCAGACCTTGCCGACACTCAAGAAGGGCGCGACATCTATGAACTCGTCAAGCGCGGAGATGTTGACCAAATGTCTTTCGCCTTCCGTGTTATCCGTCAAAGATGGAATGATGACCGAAGCCGCAGAGTCTTGACCGAGGTTTCTTTGTCAGATGGCGACATCTCTGTCGTGACTTATCCTGCCTATCCAACAACGACAGTTGAGGCTCGTGACCACATTAGGCAAGCAATGAAGGCACTCAAAGAAGGCCGCGACATTGACGAAGCAACGATGTCAGTCTTGCAATCAATCTTCAATGATATGAGCGAGGGTCACGAATACATTATGAAGGCTCTTGGAGTTTTTGATACCTTAATGAATGACCGCCAATATGGTGAGGACTATGAAATGGATGAAGACGAAGATGACAAGAAGCGCGCCGTTGATGTTGTCGGCGATTTTGTCGAATGGGATTCATCGGGTGGAACTGCTCGCGGAAAGATTGTGCGCGTAGCAAGAGAAGGCAGCATCAATGTTCCAAATTCAGATTTTACAATCACCGCAGAAGAAGGCGATCCTGCGGTCTTAATTCGTCTATATCGTGAACTTCGTGATGGCTATGTTGCAACTGACACTCTTGTTGGTCATAAGGCATCAGAGCTTCGCGCCATTGACCCACTACCTGAACCAAGTGAAGAAGCAGGTCGCAAGATTTCTTTGCGCCTAGCTCAAGCAATAATCAATTCAACAAAATAAGTTTCTGCTCAAAAGAGCAGATTGAAGTCGGAGCCAACCTCGCACCCCGTTAAGCGCCGCGAGCATCTTGGCCACCACCTCGAAAACCTAATCATAAGGAGCAAAACTCAATGTCATATTTTGACAAAGTAGTCGAGCGCCGTGATGCAGTCAAGGCAGAGATGGATGCAGTTCTTGAGGCAGTTGCCACAGAGAACCGCACCGATCTGACCACAGAGGAAACCGCTAAGGTTGATGCTCTAGTTGCTGAATCCCGCACACTCGATGAGAAAATTGAAAAACTGACTGCACAAGCAACAGCCGATGCAAAGGCTTCCGAAGCTCGTTCAGCAGTAGCAGAAATCGCAACTCCAAAGGTCGGCGGTTTCAAGGTAACAAAAGAATCACGCACCTATGCACCTGAGTCTGATACATCATTCTTCAAGGATGCTTACAATGCGCAATTCAAATCTGACTATGCAGCTCAGGAAAGACTTGCTCGCCATCAGCGCGAAGAAGAAATTGAGCGCCGCGATGTTGGAACAGCTCAGTTTGAGGGTCTAGTAATTCCTCAATATCTCACAGAGTTTGCAGCGCCACTTGCTCGCGCAGGTCGCCCGTTCGCAGACTTTGCAACTGCAAAGCACACATTGCCACCAGCCGGAATGACCTTGAATATCTCAAGAATGACCACTGGAACATCAACTGCTGTTCAGGTAACACAGAACGATGCAGTCAGCGAAACAGACCCAGATGACACACTGCTCACCATAAATGTGCGCACAATTGCTGGACAATCTGATTTATCCCGACAGGCAATCGAAAGAGGAACAGGCATTGATCAATTCGTTGCTCAAGACCTAGTTCGCTCTTGGCACACCACACTTGATTCACAGATTCTAAATGGCGCAGGAACAGCAGGAACAATTGTTGGACTTCGTAACGCAGGCGGAAACGCAGTCACATTCACATCCACTGCCCCAACTGCTGCTCTTCTATATCCAAAACTTGCTGATGCAATTCAGCAGATTCAGACAAATGCTTTCACAAATCCAACTCATTTCGTGGTTCATCCAAGAAGATTGGCTTTCTTGTTAGCTTCTGTTGATTCTTCAAATCGCCCACTCGTAGTTCCTGCTGCAAGCGGCCCAACAAATGCAATGGGTTCAGGCGCAGGCGCTTCACTTTATGGCAACTCCGGCTATCAAATGATGGGTCTTCCTATCATCACAGATGCCAGCATTGGAACAACTTATGGAACAACCACAAACCAAGATGAAATCTATGTTGTGACTGCTCCTGAGTGCCATCTGTGGGAACAATCAGGTTCTCCATTCACCCTTCGCTATGATGCAACAGGTGCAGGAAACCTAACAATCAAGACAGTGGTTTATGGCTACGCAGCCTTTACCGCAGGTCGCTATCCACTAGCCAACTCGATTATTTCGGGAACAGGCTTGGCAGCACCTAGCTTCTAATCACTAGAAGAAAACTAAATTGTGTAAGAGTGTTCAAGGCCCCCGACTTGGACACTCTTACACTTCTAAACGATTCGGGGGAATCAATGAAAACAGGTCACAAAGTTTCAATCGGGTCTTGCGATCCAGGGATGGTCAATGGCGGATTCGCCTACCATCTCATTCAATTAGCATCAGCGCGCTCTGACAAACTCGGCCCCTTTGTTCGCATCAAAGGTTCAGGCTTACTTTCCAAGCAACGCAATCGTGTCGTCAAGCACTTCCTAGATTCAACTGACTCAGATTGGCTCTTGATGATTGACTCAGATGAGCAACTTGATGTTCTTACCTTTGACCGATTATGCGAAACCGCGCACGACAAAGAGCGACCTGTGGTTGCAGGTCTAGTTTTTGCAGGCTTTGGAGTTGTAGGCAAGCCCTATCCCAAACCTGTTCCCGCGATATTTCAAGACACAGAAAATGGATTTCTCCCTCTTTACAAGTATGACAAGAACGCAGTCTTTGAGATTGATGCAGCAGGCACGGGTTGCCTGATGATTCACAGAAGCGTTCTTGAAGCTATGAGGGAAGCATCAGACCCAAATCAAGGCAAGGATTGGTGTTGGTTTTGGGATGGCCCTATTAAGGGCGAATGGATTGGAGAAGACTTGCTCTTCTGCCGCCGAATCAAATCGCTCGGTTTCCCAATTTATGTGAACACCGCAGCAATACTTCCACACTCAAAGTCTTTTTGGCTCAAGGAAGAACACCACGAATTATGGCGAGATTAAAGCGCAAAGAAACGGCAATGGCTCTGCCTAAGCTAGAACGAGCAATTCAATTGAAACCGAAGAAGAGGAAATCTAGTGGCAATAACCAACGGATACGCGACTCTCG